TTGGTTCCCAAGGAGCTTAATATTCTCAACCATAAAAAAGGGGAGCTTTTGCTCCCCTTTCTTTTTCTGCTATACTAATTTGAAACCAAGGTAACTTGTTGTTTCAACTGACTTGGCAGACTTACTCCAAAGATGAAGCAACTTATTTAGTTAGGAGAAATTATGGCTAAATCAACATTTTCAGGACCGGTTAGATCACTAGCTGGTTTTATTTCATCAGGTAATGCTTCAGTTGTAAGCTTAACTGCTGATACATCAATAACAGTGGATTCACATGCAGGTAAGGTGCTTTTGTGTAATGATGCTGATGGTAAGTTTACTTTACCATCCATTGTTTCAACTGCTCCTGATAGCAATGATGACCCAAACCAACTCAACAATCTTGGGTCAACATTTACATTTGTAATTGTAACTGCGGCTACTGACCTTGATATTAAAACAGATGGTACAGATAAGTTTGTGGGTGGACTTTATACTGGTGTAGATGATTCAACTGGTAAAACTTTCATTTCAGGTGCATCTAATGATGTCATTACATTAAATGGCTCAACCAAAGGTGGTCTTGCTGGAAGTATTATTAAGGTAACTGCTATAGCATCCGCTAAGTATGCTGTAGAAGGCATTACTTTAGGTTCAGGAACTTTAGTTACACCATTTGCTGACGCATAATTAGGAGCTTAATATGTCCACAAGAATGACAGGCAGTGATGTTAAAACTGCAACTACCACATCCAGTGCAACTGGTGGAGTTGCTTTAACATCAGGTAGATCAAGGCTTAGAGGATATGTGATTGCAGGTGGTTCATCAGATGGAACTGTAACTTTTAGGAATGGTTCTGTTACAGGAACTACTTTGTTTATTGCTCCATGCAATGCTAATGACACAGAAACACTAAACATACCTGATCAAGGTGTGTTGTTTGAAAGTGGCATACATGTGGTATTGAGTAACATTGACAGAGCTACTATCTTTACCTCTTAGAGTTAAATCAAAACATAGCCTTAGCAATAAGGCTATGTATTTAAGATGGCTGTAAAGAAAGCAAGAAAGCAAAAGATGGTGCCACGCACCAAGAAAAACTTTAGACCAACTAAAAAGGGTGCTGGCATGACTGAGGCTGGTGTCAAAGCTTATAGAAGAAAGAACCCCGGCTCTAAATTAAAAACAGCAGTCACTAAAAAGAAAAATCTTACTAAATCAGAGAAGGCTAGAAGAAAGTCATTTTGTGCTAGAAGTAAAGGTCAAATGAAGAAGTTTCCAAAAGCCGCTAAAAATCCTAACTCAAGATTGAGGCAGGCTAGAAGAAGATGGAGATGTTAGTTGGCAAAGCAAAAAAAACCTGACCCAAAAGTAGGCACAGGTAAAAAACCCAAAGGCTCAGGTAGAAGGTTATACACTGACGAAAATCCAAAAGATACTGTTAGTATAAAGTTTGCTACACCTGAAGATGCAAGAAAGACTGTTAATAAAGTAAAAAAGATTAATAAGTCTTTTGCAAGAAAAATACAAATTTTGACAGTAGCAGAACAGAGAGCTAAGGTAATGGGTAAAAAACTTGTTGCAAGTATCTTTAGAAAAGGCAAGGATGCTATTAGAAGGCAACATGGAAAAAAGTAAAACAACAAGGTAAAATTAACAAGAGGTTAAAATTATGGCTATTCCTGATAATGTAAAAAATCCAAGTATTTATAAAAAAGCTAAGGCTAAAGCAAAAGCAAAATTTGATGTATACCCAAGCGCATATGCAAATGCTTACATGGTTAAAGAATATAAAAAAATGGGTGGCAAGTATGCAAAAGATGGTGGCATTATGGAGAAAAGTTTAAAACCAATACCAGCATCTAACAAAGGTTTACCCAATCTACCAAAAAAAGTTAGGAATCAAATGGGTTATATGAAAAATGGTGGTGCTGTAAAATCTTTTATTGCAAGAGGTTGTGGTGCTATTGACCCATCAAGAAGAAAGAAAACTAAAATGCGAATGTCATAATGGCAAAGGCAGGTGGACTAAGAAGTTGGTTCAAACAAGACTGGGTTGACATAGGCTCACCAAAAAAAGGTGGTGGCTTTAAAAAGTGTGGTAGACCTAAAGCTAAAGGTTCCAAAAGAAAATATCCTAAATGTGTGCCAAAAGCCACAGCTAATAGGATGACTAAATCACAAATCAAATCTGCTGTGCAAAGAAAAAGATCAAAGAAACAAGGTGTAGGTGGCAAACCTACCAATGTCAAAACTTTTGCCTCTAAAAAAAGAAAGAAGTAATGCTAACTCAAAATCAGCTTAAGTCTGAAATAAGAGCTTGGTCAAGTGAGATACTAGAAACAAAACAAGATAATGGGCATGCAACATGTCCATATGCTAAAAATACTTGGAACAAAGATCAGGTGCAAGTTTGTTTATCTAAGCAAGAGGATTGGTCTGATTTAATACTTAAAACAAAAAATTTTAGTCAAGATAAAAAGGTTTTAATTTATTGTGATTTTAATGTAGAGCTTAGTGAAGAAGAGTTTAATAGCAGACTTAACATGCTTAATACTTTTTTTAATGAGCAGGATTATTGGTTTATGGGTTTTCATCAAGATCATGATGCTAAAAGTGTTGTAGAGGATGTAAGTTTTGAACCAATATATGAAGAGGTCTACAATATGGTGTTTATGCAAAGATTAGAAGAATTAAACAAAGCTTCACAAAATCTAGCTGACATAGGTTATTATAGTAATTGGACAAAAGAGGAGTATGATAATATTTTAAATAGATGGAGTATTCAACATGAAGAAAAATAAGTCAGGAATAAAAAAGAACATTGCTGGTGGCTCTAATAGTAGAAGAGCTAGACAAGGTGCTGTTGTACCTATGATGAAAGGTGGTGTTGTTAAATTAGCTGGTGGTGGAAAATCAGGAGTCAAAAAAATGGCTAAAGGTGGCAAGTCAGGTGTTAAGAAAATGGGTAGAGGTGGCAAACTCAAGAAAATGGGTAGAGGTGGCAAACTCAAGAAATAACTTATGGCTACATCAAATTCAAAAAACTTTGAGTTAGATGTTGTTGAATATATTGAGGAAGCATTTGAAAGATGTGGACTTGAGCTTAGAACTGCATATGACTTAAAGACTGCAAAAAGGTCACTTAACCTTTTGTTGGCTGAATGGTCTAACAGAGGTTTAAATCAATGGACTATTGCAAGCAATTCTGTTGCTATGTTAGAAGGTGCATCAACCTATAACATTGATGAGAACAATATTTCAGCACCCATAGATGTATTAGATGTATTCATAAGAGAAACCACAGGAAGCACAAACTCTGATATACAGATGACTAGGCTTTCTAGGAGTGAATATTCAGCAATACCTGATAAAGGTACCAAAGCAAAGCCAATGCAGTTTTTTGTTGACAAAGCAATATCACCAAAAATAACTGTATACCCAACACCTGATAAAAGTTCTACATATACCATACACATGAATGTTTTAACAAGAATGGATGATGCTGATACTTGTTATGACACTCTTGAAATACCATTTAGGTTTTATCCTTGTTTAGCCGCTGGCTTGGCATACTATCTGTCAATCAAAAAAAGTCCTGATAGAACAAGCCTACTAAAACAGATTTATGATGAAGAGTTTTTAAGAGCAATGTCACAAGATGAGGATAGAGCATCAGTAAGAATAACCCCTGATGTAAATTCTTATAACTTCTCATAATGGCTTTTGCCTCCAACAAAAATCCCTATGCCATATGTGATAGATGTGGCTTTAGATATTTTCTAAAAGAATTAAGAAAGGAGTGGAATGGCTTAAAAACTTGTCCTGAGTGTTATGAGCCTAAACATCCACAGCTTGAGCCAAGAACAAATGTTATTGACCCACAAGCAGTTAGAGAACCAAGACCTGATAATTCAGTAATACCTTCAGATTTTATAGTTAGAACAAATGTTGATTTAGGTATTATAGGTTCTGTTATAACCACACCAACAGAGCTTACTTCAAGCTTAGGCACAATAACCATAAGTGGAGCTACAGGTACTACACCATCTCCTTCACCCACACCATCACCTACACCTTCACCAACACCAGCACCTACACCATCTCCATCATATACAACCTTTACTGTGACTGTGGTGGGAGGCAATCCTGCAAATCATCCATACTACAACTTTGGCTCTGCAAATAAATATGCTATTGATGGCTCAACTGCAACTGCTGATGTAACTTTGAGTTTAACAAAAGGACAAACATATAGATTTGATCAATCTGACTCCTCAAATGGTGGACATCCTTTAAGACTTTCTACAACTCCTAATGGAACTCATAGTGGTGGTTCAGAATATACAACAGGAGTTACAACCAATGGAACACCGGGCAGTTCAGGTGCCTACACACAAATAGAGGTGGCACTTTCAGCGCCAACACTGTATTATTATTGTACTAATCACTCAGGTATGGGGTGGACAGCAAATACTGTGTAATTATGAGCTTAACTTTATCAACACTAAAATCAACAGTCCAAAACTATTTAGAAACTGATGAAACTACCTTTGTTAATAACTTAAATACATTTATAGAAAATGCAGAGGATAGAATATTTAAAAGTGTTCAAATACCTAATCAAAGAAAAAATGTAGATGGTGTGCTTACTGCAAGCTCTAGGTTTTTAACAACACCTACAGATTTTTTAGCACCATTTAGCTTGGCTGTAATTGATTCTAATACTTATTATTATTTAGACTTTAAACATAATTCTTTTATAAAAGAGTTTTCTCCATCCACCAGTTTTTCTAGTAGACCAAGGTTTTATGCAATTTTTGATGACAATACCTTTGAGGTTTCACCTATACCTGATCAAAATTACACAGCAGAATTACATTACTTAGCAAAACCCCAGTCTCTTACTGTACAAGGTGACACAGGAACTACATGGCTTTCAACAAATGCAGAGGAAACACTATTATATGGAACTCTCATAGAGGGTGCTATATATCTCAAGCTTCCTGCTGATGACATAGCACAATATGAAATAAGATTTAAAGAGAGCCTAGCTAGACTAAAAAATCTAGGTGAAGGCAGAGACACAAGAGATGAAATGAGGTATGACTCTCTAAGAATTAATGTAAGTTGACTATTAAAGAAACAAAAGACAAGCCAATTAAGAAGCTTGCAGGTAAAACTGTAGCCATTGTTGGTTTGGGCAAAAGCTGGTTTGAATATAATTTAGCCGCATCACATGGAGATCACTTTGATGAAGTGTGGGGTATTAATGCTGTAGGCTCTGTTATATATCATGATAGAACCTTTATGCTTGACCCACCATCAAGGTTTTTAGATAGTGATGATGCTGGTGGTCAAACACATGGCATGGTTAAAATGCTTAAGACTGGTGACAAGCCTATCTATACTTGTGAGCTTGATAAAAGATGCAAGAACCTAAAGCTCTATCCCATTAAGCAGGTTGTTCAAGACTTGCAATGCTCATACCTAAATAACACTGTTGCGTATGCTTTGGCTTTTGCATTATGGAATAAAGTGGGTGCAATTAGAATTTATGGGGTAGATTTTACTTATAGAGGCAACCTACATTTTGCAGAATCAGGTAGAGCTTGTGTTGAGTTTTGGTTGGCTAAGTGTATGTTTGCAGGCATAGAGGTAGGTATTGCACAAACATCTACATTGCTGGATACCTGTGTACCATTACAAGAAAAGCTTTATGGCTATCATAGATTAGATGACCCCATGCTTCCATTAGTCATGAATGATGAGCTTATAGTCAGAAAGAACAGTGAGCTTACCTACAATGAAAAAGCAGTAGAGCCTATGTTAATAGGTAGACATGATGATAAAACAAGTCCAGTAGAGCCAAAGGAGTGGTAAATGCTTGAAGAGTTTGGAGAATCTAGCCTTGGTTTAATAACAGTAAAAACTGAGGTAAACAAAGGTCATGACCCTGAGTGGTGGGCAGAGCAATTAACCAATAGAATCTGTGGTATATCAGAAAATGCCGCTCCACATGTGAGGCAACAAGCTGAGGCATACAAACTAGCAATTTACAATACAATACTTTATTATATGAAACAGGCTATCAATAGTGAGAGATGTACTATTCATAACTTACTTATAAGCCAAGGACATGAGGATTTAGCAAAGATTTTTAAGGAGTTAAAATAAAATGGCAATATCATCAACATTAACCACAAGTTTCAAAAAGGAACTGTTGACTGCTACTCATAATTTTGCAACCAATGGTAATGCTTTCAAGCTTGCACTTTACACAAGTTCAGCAACACTTGGAGCAACCACAACTGCATTTACAACAACTGGTCAAGCAAGTGGTACTAATTACACATCAGGTGGTTCTGCTCTTACTAAAGTAGCACCAACAAGCTCAGGAACCACAGGGTTCACTGATTTTGCTGATTTGACTTTTAGTACAGCTACAGTGACAGCTAGAGGATGTATGATCTATAACGATACTAACAGTGACAAGTCAGTAGCTACTATAGATTTTGGTGGAGATAAAACATCAACAGCAGGAGACTTTACTATAGTCTTTCCAGCCG